ATGACGCCTACGACCGGCGAGAATCTCGCCCGCATCCGTCGCCAGTCCACGCTGACGCAGGAGCAGCTCGCGGAACGCGCGGGGGTGAGTGTCGAGATCATCCGCAAGCTGGAGCAGGGCACGCGCAGCAGCGCCCGCCTCGACACCTTGCACGCGCTCGCCCGGGCTCTCGGTGTGCCGACCACGGCGCTGCTGGGCGATGCCTCGCAGGCCGCGGCCCGAGCCGAGCCAGACCACCGGCCGCTGTCGCTGGCTGAGATCCGGCGCGCTGTCGCGCCCGTGCACGATCTGGCCGGCGCGCCGATCGCGCCGCCGTCGGTCGAGCCGCCGGGACTGGACGTGCTGCGGTCGCGGCTGCGCGCCGTCGACCGGGCGTACCAGTCGAACGACTACGCGCGGGCGTTGGCGGAGATGCCGCCGTTGCTGCTCGAGGTGCGGGCCGCGGCGGGGCTGGTCGACGACGAGCAGCGCGAGGCCGCGTATGCGCTGCTGGCCCGCACCCAGCACCTGACGGGTAACCTGCTGATCCAGCTGCGCGCCGGGGACCTGGCGCAGACCGCGCTCGCCGGTGCGCTGGAGGCGGCGCGGCAGTGTGGCGACCAGGTGGTGGGCGCCACGGTCATGCAGGGCATGTGCTGGCTGCTGCTGCGGCAGGGGCGTCTCGCCGAGGCTGCGGACCTGGCGGTGTCCACCGCCGACCGGATCGAGCCTCGCTTCTCTCGGGCCCGGCCGGCGGAGCTGGCCGCCTGGGGGTGGCTGCTCATGGGCGCCGCCGCGGCGTACGCACGGGACAACCGGCCGGACGAGGCGGCCGAGCTGGTCGACGCGGCCGAGGCGGCCGCGGTGCGCATCGGCGAGCGCGTACCGGAGCCGGGTCATCTGATGATGGTCGGCGGGTTCGACACGGCCCGGGTGTTGATGCAGCGGGTGGAGACCGCCGCGGTGGTCGGCGATCCCGGCCGGGTGCTGCAACTCGCCGAGGCGGTGCCGCCCGGGCCGACCGCGGTCGCGTCGAGCTGGCAGCGGCACCGCTTGGACGTGGCGTGGGCGCACGCCGCCCGCCGACAGTACGGCGAGGCCACCGGTGTGCTGTTGGAGCTGAGGGAGACCGCGCCGGCGTGGCTGCGCCATCAGCGCTACGCCCGGGACATCGTGCAGACGATCGCGGAGGGCCGGCGGCGGGCGATGAGCGCCGAGCTGGCCGACCTCGCGTCGCTGGTGGGGTGTCAGCCCGTCTGACTGGTACGTCCCGTACCAGCAGTACGCCCGTCCGGGGTTTGTCGCACACGCTGTACCTGGCTCGCCGCCCGCGCTGGATCGAACATCGGGTGAGGGAGTGACTACGGCCCGCTGCGCGGCCAGTCAACCCGATCAGCCGGGCGCGGCGTGACTCGACGTGGCGAGCGTTGGGTGTCCGCGCCCCGGGTGGCGGCGGCGGTGCCAACCCAGGAGAGCGGCACCGTCGTCGCGCCCCCGGACCCGGGAGGCGAACATGATGTGGCCGTTGACGTTGCTGCGACGGTGGTATCGGCGGCGTAACCGTCCGGCGACGGCGATCGGCGTCGCGACGGTTTGTCCGCACCGGTGCGGCGCGTTCTTCGACGCGTCCGCCGGGGATCCGCGCCGGCGCGCGGCGTCGCGCTGGCCGAACGCGCCGCTGCTCACGCCCGGGCAGCGTGCCCGCACTGGTGGCCAGCGGTGAGAGCAGCAGTCCTGCAGCTGGTGCACGGTGGCTGGCCGATCCTCGTGCGCGTCGACTATGCGGCGTTGAAGTACGGCGACAGGGTCGAGGTGGCCGGGGCGCAGCTGCGACGTGACGGGACGCCGCAGGGCCGTGTGTGGCTCACGGTCGACGCGCAGGACCTGCCCACAGCCCTGGTCGGGTGGGTCGAGCTGCCGCATATGCCCGGCGTCAGGTGACGCGGACGGTGCGCTGGAGCCGAGCGCCGCCGGGTGCCGCCGGTAGACTGACCCGGCCCCGTGAGCTGCCACGATCCCCGACCGATCAGGAGAGCGCCGTGCAGGTATCCCAGGCCCTGGACGTGATGGAGGCCCTCTTGCGGGCGGCCGAGCACCCCGACATCGTCGAGGTCGCCCGCTACGGCGCGGACACCCAGCCGGGTGGCCAGTCGCCGCCGGGAGTCAAGGCGAAGCACGAGAACGGGTCGTACGCCATGCTCTGGGCCGAGGTCCCGCCGCGGGACGCCCGGCCCATGCCGCTCGGCGAGATGCCGCCCCCGCGGCTGCGCGCCCGGCGGATCCTCGTGCTCGCCCACCAGCTGCTCGACGTCGCCCGACCGGAGCCGTTCGCCTCGTGGGAGTTGTGCGCCACCCCGGGCGTCGGCGACTGGACCGGCGGCGACCCGCCGCCGTCCGCGCTGCGGATCACCTGCCGTGACCGGTCGGTGGTCTACCTGCGCGGCACGGCCGCGTCGGGCGATGAGGCCGAGCCCGAGACCGACCCCTACCCGGACTACCAGATCCCCCAAGGAGTCCGCGAATGGCACCACAGAGTCAGTGCTCCCACTGCGGAGCCCGTGTCGGCGTAGCCCCCGGATCGTCCTGCCCGCCGCACCAGGCGATGGGCAGCCGGGGCACGTGTCCCGGATCCGGCCGACCCACGATGTAACGACGAAAGCGCCCCCTCACCCGGCCCGTAGGCCAGGTGAGGGGGCGTTCGTCGTACGGGTGTGGTCAGGGTCGCTGAGCCCAACGGGGAGTGTAGTCGGACCGGATGACACCGCCGCGGCGTAGGTACGTGGGCTGGCCGGTGTGCAGGCCGAGGGACAGCAGGGCCCGGCCGAGCAGGCGAGCAAGGCGGGCGGGCCTGCCCACGCCGGTGCGCTGCTCCAGCCATCGGCCGGCCTCGTAGACGCCGTAGCCGAGCACCAGGCCCAGCACGGCGGCGACCTGCGCCTCGGTGACGGTGACGCCGAGGGTGACGGTGAGCCAGTCGGCGACCGGGGCGCCGACGTCGAGCAGGCGGGCGGCGAGGTAGCCCAGCAGCATTGGCCAGGCGGTGCGGACGCGCGCGGCGATCCGGTCGGAGACGGGCACGGTGGGGCTCCTGTCAGAAAGGCGGGTCGGGTTCGAGGGCCCGGTCGATGCGGGTCACCTGGTCCTTGAGGCTGTTGCCGCCGTTGGGCTTGACCTCGTGTTCGATCACGGCCGAGCGCTTCTCGATGACCGCGACCCGGTCCTCGATACCGGCGACGCGGGCCATCAGCGACGGCCGAGCCGGCTGGCCGTTGCGCTCGGGCTCGCCGAGCACATCGTCGAGGAGGTGACCGAGCTGGCGGCTGCGCCGCCACAGCCACCGGCCGGCCTTGCCGAGCAGGACGGTCGCGCCGCCGATGGCCACGACGGCCCCGGCGATGGTGAGCAGCGGCTCCACGGTCACCCCTGCGCGGTGTCGGGGGCCAGACCGCCCTCGAACGCCTCCCGCACGCCGGTGGCCACGACGCCTACCAACTGCTCGTGGGTCATGCCGCCGATGTCCTCGGGCAGCCGCGTCAGCACCGCGGCGATCAGGTCGTCGGCGGCGGCCGCCGCGCCCTGCTCGGCGGCGGCCTTGATCTGCGCGAGTTCCTGCGGGTCGATGTTGACCTGCTTGGCGATCAGCTCGACCATCTTGTAGATGGTGCCGAGCACCCACAGGGTGCTGCGGCCGGTGGGCACACCGGGCATGCCGCGCCCGTTGTACTGCCACGGGAGGGCCTTGAGCTGGGACTCGCTGTACGGCATGTCGTCGTCCTTCCCGGCCAGCGCGACGTCGCGCCGGAACTGGCCCATGTCGAAGCCCGGATCGCTCTTCTCGCCGGGCTGGTGCTCCTTGTGGCCGCTGACCCGCCCGACCGGGATGTCCAGGTGGCGGATGATCGCCGCGACGCCGCGCACGTAGGAGTCGTACTGCCGGTCGGTCCACGGCTCGCCGAGGGCGTGCTGCGCCTCGACACCGATCAGGGAGTCGTTACCGTGGCCGCGGTTGGGTCCAGCCCAGCCCACCTTGTTGTGGTGGGCGGTGCCGGACGCCACGACCCACCAGTGCCCGCTGCGGGACAGGTACAGCTGCGCGATCGGACCGGAGAGGCCCGGCCGGCCGTGCACCAGCACGCGGATCTCGCCAGCGTCGGTGGAGGTGCGAGAGCCGCGGGTCTCGTGGCACTGCACACCGACGACCGGCCCGAACGTGCCGGCGCCGCGACCTTCCCAGCCGTCGACCTCGTGCACGGTAAGACCGGCGGCGCGCAGCACCGCCGGCAGCCAGAGCAGACGAGCCATGGCCGGCCACCCCTTACGCGTAGTAGTAGTAGCCGGACATCGAGAAGGAATGGCCGTTGGCGAACGCGACCGGCAACGTGTTCGTCCAGGACGCCAGGTTCTCCTGGGTGTTGATGTTGGGCCTGTACATGTTGAGCCGGTCCGCGCTGGCGGTCGCGGTGTTGGCCCAGCCGAGGAACTTGTACAGCGCGCCGCCCATCAGGGCGACGGCGTCCAGCGTCGGGTCCGGGGCGCCGGCGGCGGCGGGGATGCCGGGCGGTAGCCAGAACTGGTACTGGCCGGTGCCGAAAGTGGTGGTGGATCCGGGTCGCAGCGCGATCCGGATGTGCACCCGCTCCTCGTCGAGGTAGCGCCACTTGCCGAGAAGCACGCCGTTGCCGAGGGTCGGCCAGGTGCCGGTCGACGTCCAGGACGGCGTGTACGTCGTCCAGGGTCGGTTGAGGCGGTGCGGGAACAGGTACTGGCCCGACTGGAACGGTGTGGGGCTGGTCATCCGGCGGCCTCACTTTCACAGCGGCGTTACGGCGGGCGCCCACACGTCCACCGGCGTTCCGGCTGGCCAGGTGCGCTGCACGCCGCCGACACCGCGGGCGGACAGCGTCACCCGCTGCGGGTGCGTGATCGTGACGTCATCGAAGGAGTGCGACAGCGGAAACGCGTTCGTGCTCCCGCCGGGCACGTTCGACCAGATGCAGAAATCGCCCGCAGCCAGGTGGGTGACATCGAGTTCCAACGTCCACGGGCCCGGTTCCGCAGTCCCGGTCGGCCAGGCCTTCGCGCGCAGCTTGCCTCCGCGGGCAGACGCCTTCACGGTGATGTCACCGGCGGCCGTCGCGCCCAGGATCGGCGGGAAACCGATGAAGGTCTCCGCTCCGGCAAGCAACTGCCGGATCGCGAGCGTAGGCGTGCCCGAGGTCAGCCGGAACACACGTACGTCCAGGAACGTGGCCGCCCCGGTGCGGCGCAGCACGACCCGCTGTTCCTGGTTGGCGCCGGCCGCCGCCACGCTGACGCCGAAGATCACCGTCACGTCGACGTCCGCGACGCCCACAGCTAGGGTCGCTTCCCGGGTCTGCCCGGCCGCGGCGTATACGTGCGTCCCGCGGGTGCCGTTCGTGCTGTAGCCGCTCGACGCACCCAGCAGCAGCCAGGCCAGTCCGCTGACCGGTTCGACGCCCCACCCGGTGCCGCTGCGGGTGAATGGGTCGGAGACCATCGGGCCGGTCGACGACGCGGTGACCCGCTCGCCGCCGACGCGTATGTCCACCGGATGGTCGGCCGGGTCCTGGCCCCACAGGCCGTTGATTTCGGTCGACGCCAGCAGCAGCGACGTACCGGCCACGGCCAGCTCGCCGGCGAGAGTGGAACCAAGGGCGGGCACCCGCTGCGGGCCGTCGACGGTCGCGACGTCCCACGGCCCGGCCGGCGAGCAGGTGAGCGTGACGTCCCAGTCCTTGTACCCGAGCTTCGTCGTGTGCCCCTCGAGCAGGACGTCGATGTCCTGCCCGGCGAGGTCGGCCGGCGGGTTGGCCACCTGGATACGGGAGCCGATGCGGCAGTTGAGCCACGCGTCGATCAGGTGCGGCGTCGCGGCCAGGTCGAGCTCGAGGCGGGGCCAGCGCAGGGTGTCCCGGCTGGTCAGGTGCAGCCGCCACCCGGCCTGGTCCGCCAGCTGCGCGTCGCTCTGCACGACCAGGTCGGCGGTGTCGTCGTAGACGATGGCCTCGCCGCTGGCTGCCTCCGGCGTCTCGGCGACGACCGAGGATCCGTCGGGCCGGCTGACGGTCCACCGGTTGCGGTAGCCCTGCCCCGCCGGGTCCGGCTCGGGCGGCTCGGCGAGGTCGCCGGCGGCCGAGTCGAGCGCGAGCGCGACCGGCTGGTTGTACCGGGCGGTGCGCGGCTGGTACGCCAGTGCGAACGGGCGTTCGTATAGGACGCCGCCGTCGACGTCCTCGGCCTGCCGGTACAGCGGCAGCGGCGCCTCGCGCGGCTGCCACCCCATGGGCTGGGCGCCGCCGGCGCCGCCGGCGGCGGCGGCGGGGGCGGCGAAGGCGAAGCCGTCCTCACCGACGAGCCGGGCCAGCCGGTCAGTGGCCGGCTCGTGCTCGTAGGACAGCAGCGGCGGGAACGCATCGTCGGTACCGTTGAAGGCGATCGGCGGAGGCGAGGCGTCCCACACGACGAGGTGCCCGAACGGCATCGTCGTGGTGCTGGTCGTCCTCGACGCGTTGAGCGTCGCCGTGGTGATCGGAGACAGCGTGCCGGCCACGCTGACGCTCGGGTTGCCGTTGTACTCGACGATGATGTTGCCGCCGGACTGCCGCGCGCTGGCGTAGAAAGAGGAGAACGCGCTGGTGATGCCGAAGGACTCCACCAGCACGGTCGGCACGTCCGCCGCTGAGTAGCCGATCAACCGCTCGCGATAGTCCGGGCTCTTGGTGAAGCGGATCTCCCACCGCTCGTAGGTGCCGCCCGGGGTCTGCCAGGACGCCAGCACGGTGTCACCGGACATGGCGTCGGGGTCGATGCGGGCGTGCACGGCGATCGTCCACGCACCGGGGTTCGCCGGCGCCGGCACGATCGCGGTGATGGTGGCGCCCTTGGCCAGGTTGACCGCGCGGTGGGTGCCGTAGTTCAGCGTCCAGTTGCGGCCGACCAAAGCGACGATGTCGGCGAACTCCACCGCCGGCCCGCTGACGGTCGCGGCCGGCACGCCGGGGATCGCGGAGGCGACCTGACCGGCCGCGCCGCCGTCCTCGCACGGCCAGTAGCCGAGCGCCCCGGAGGCGGCGTAGGCGCGGCGCATCACCGACCGCTGCGGCGGCTTGCCCGAGCTGGCCTGCAGCCGGTACAGGCTGCCGTGGGCGGTGACCGCCACGACGCGGTCCTTGCCGGACAGGTCACGGCGGGGCACCCACGCGGGCACGTAGCCGCCGGCCAGGTCGACCAGCACCGCGAACGCCGAGTAGGAGAGGGTGACGGTGCCGTTGGTGTTGCCGAACGCGCGGCGTGACCGCGGGCCGGCGGTGCCGGGGCCGGTGATGACGTCGTCGGTGATGTCGGCGTGCCACACGGCCGGCCTGACGGCGGCGGCGTCCCACACGCGCGCCTGCAGCTGCTCGCCGACGACCCGGAACTCGCCCCGGTAGGTCTTGCCGGCGGCGTGCGTCAGGCCCGGTACGGCCTGGGACGCGCGGATGGTGGTGAAGGTGCCGCCGACCACCCGGGCCAGCTGCAGCTGGACGGTGTTGTCGGGGAAGGCGTGCACCTCGCACACGTAGTGATCGGCGCCGCCGTTGCGCCATCGGGCGACCGCGCCGGTGGTGATCTGGGCGCCGGTGGCCAGCACGGGGACGGTGACGGTGAACTCGACGGTGACGTCGACTAGGTCGACGGCCAGCGCCGAGACGTGCGCGGCGCCGGCGGCCGCGGGGATGATGTGCCGGGCGGCGCCGGGCACCACCTGGTAGTCGGCGTTGGCGCCGCCAACGTTGGTCCACTGCTGGCCGCTGTCGCTGATGCCCCAGCTGTCCACGCTGGTACGGCCGAACGCGTCGGAGCCGCGGCGGATCCGCACCCGCAGCGGCGTGTCCCGGCCGAGCAGCCCGTACCACTTCCCGGCCGGGTTGTACTGGCCGTAGTCGCCGGACCGGTCGTCGAAGACCAGGCCGATGGAGCCGGCGTCGACGTGCTCGCCCCAGTCGCCGCGGCCCTCGCTGATGGTGATGCCGTCGCGCAGCCGCCAGTCGGCGGTGACGTCCTCCCACGGCCACGTGCCCGGGTCGGCGGACAGGTCGGCGCCGGGGGCGATCTCCACCACGGCGGGCAGCCCGGACTGGGGGTACACACCCACGACGGCACCCCCGAGTCAGAATCCGTACTGCTCCTGCAACCTGCGCAGCTCGGCGACCGCCTCCCGGTCCCCGGCGACGATGACGAGCCGGCTGCGGCCGCGGCGGCCGCCGCCGGCGCCGCTGTCGCCGCCGCTCTTGGGTAGCGGCACCACCGACGCGCCGCGCACCCCGGTGATCACCTCGGGGCCGTCCTCACCGACGATCGCGGCGCCGCCGTCGGCGGTGAACGTGCCGCCCTTGGCGAGCATCGGCAGCTTCGGCATGCTCCAGCCCATGCCGCCGAACATGGGGATCCAGCTCGGCGCGGTGAAGGACAGCCGGCCGACGGTGTTGTTCCAGAACCGGGCGATCTGGTTGAAGCCCCACTTGAACGGGGAGAGGATGATCGACCCGACCCGGGCCAGGCCCTTGGCCAGGCGGCCGGGCAGGCCGAGGTACCAGCCGAGGAACCGTGTTCCGCCGTTGACGATGTTGTTGTAGGTGCCGAGGATCAACCGGCGCCACAGCGTGTTCATGAACCAGTCGCCGACGGCGGCGGCGGCGGCCTTGACCCCGCCCCACGCCCAGTTCCACGCCTTCTGGAACCAGTCGGTCTTGGCGGCGATCAGGATGATCACGCCGATCAGCGCGACGATGGCCAGGATGATCCACGTGGTGGGGCTGGCCATCTGCGCGATGTTGTAGGCCCACTGCGCGACGGTGGCCAGCGCCGTGGCCGCCCGGCTGGCCATGAGCGCGACCCGCTGCGCGATCATCCCGGCGACGGACCGCTTGGTGGCGGCGTCACCGGCGACGGTGGCGGCGGTGTTGGCCCGGCTGGCCGCGGCAGCGCCTCTGGCGACCGCCGTGTTCTGGATCAGCGCGGCGGTCTGCGCGCGGATCGCCGAGCGCATGCCCCAGGTCGCGGCGACCTCGGCCGCCTTCAGCGGCAGGGACACGATGGCGGCGATGTTCGCGCCAGTCTGCGCGGCGCGGCTGAGGAGGAACCCGGCCGCGAGGTACGGCAGCGCCTTGGCGAGCAGATCGGTGTTGTCGGCGAGGAATGACACGACCGTCCCGCCGACGCTGAGCGTGTCCCAGAACGCTCCGGCCGGCGCGTCGGTGCTGGTGAATCCGGATGCCAGCCCGCCGAGGATGTCGCGCAGCGTGGACAGCACCTGCCCGACTCGCTCCTGGCCCTCGGCGGACTCCAGCCAGGCGCGCATGGCGGCGGTGCCGCGCACCAGGGCGTCGAGGGTGGCCCCGCCGTCGTCGCCGGCGGCGAACACGGCCCGGATGGAGCCGACGACGTTGCCGGCGATCGCGCCGAGGTCCTTGAGCACGGCGATGCCCGTGGCCATCCACTGCTGCATCCGCCCGGACTCGCGGGCGGCGATCGCCCACCGCTCGAAGCGCTGCGCGATGCTGAGGACCTCGCCGGCCATGCCGGGCAGGAACCCGCTGCCGACGGCGGCGAACTGCATCAGCCCGTTGATCACCGGCCGGACCGCGCGGGCAAGCCGGTCGACCGCGGTCGACGTGTTGCCGGTGACGAGGCCGACGTCGTCGACGAACTGCTTGGTCTGGGCGAGGCCTGCGGACTGGCGGATGGCCAGGTTGAACGACCCGCCCATCCGCACGAGCCAGCGGGTAGCCATGGGCAGGTACGTCGAGGACAGGCCGCGCAGGTCCCCGGCGACGCCCCGGAAGGTGGCCTGCTGGCCCGCCCTCGCGGCGGCCTGCCAGGCCGGGGCGAGGGCGCGCAGGGTGAGGATGACCGCCCGCCCGTTCGGCGACAGCTTCGCGAGGGCCTGCGCGGCCGGGTCGATCCCGCCGGTGGCAGCGGACACGGAGGCCTCGCGCACGGCGTCCTGGGCGTCGGCGAGGCGCTGCGCGGCCTGCTCCACCTGCCGCTGCGCATCCTCCTGCCGACGCAGCGCCGCCTGCACCGCGTCGCTGCCCTCGACGCCCTTGCGGGCGCCGTCGGCCTGCTCGGCGGACAGGTCCTCGACCCGGTCGCGGATCCCGTCGAGGGTCTGCTGGGCCCGCCGGTAGGCCCGGTCCGCCGCGGCGATGTTGTCGGGGTTGCCGGTGGCGCGGGCGTCGGCCAGGTCCCGCTCGGCCTGGGTGACCGCCGCGACGGCCTCCTCCTCGTCGAGGCGGGCCTCCTCGACGGACCGGGCCAGGTCTTCGAGGCGTTCGGTCTCGTCGGCGCGGGCGCGGGTGACGGCCTGCTGCGCGGTCAGCGCGTCGCGCTGCGCGTCGGCGAGGGCCTGGGTGGCGGCGCGGACCTCCCGCTGGGCGGCGGCGACGGCCTTGGCGGTGTTGATCGCCCGCCCGCCCCCACCGGCGGCCGCGACGCCGGTGGCCTTCCAGGCCTCGCCGAGGCCCATCGTGACGGCCTTGGCGCCGACCACCGTGGCGGCCGTCGCGGCGACCATGCCGGGCAGCAAACCGATCGCGCCGACCGCGCCCATCACCGACGAGCCGAGCGCCACGGCGTGCGCGCCGGCCGAGGCCATCGCCGCTCCGAGCGCGACGGTGGAGGCAGCGCCGGCGACGTTGGAGGCGCGGACGTTCGCCGCCGTTTTGGCCAGGAGGGCGTTGACGCCGCGGTCGCGGCCGGTGACGTTGAAGACCAGGGAGGTGTCCGACACGACACCTCCCAGGTCAGCTGGTCTTCTGCGACTCCTTGCGGAGCTGCTCGATGTAGCGGATGGCCTGGGTCAGCTGGTCATGGGTCAGCTGATCGGTCTGCCACGGCGGGATGTGCAGCACCTCGGCGAGGGCTATCCAGTTGTGGTCGCGCAGGCGCTGTCCGGGGCTTTTCCCGCCAGGTCGGCGTACGCCGGGTCCGGCTCCTCCGCCGGCGCGGGGGCCTCGGCGGCCTCGGCGTCGAGCTTGTCGATCTCGGCGCGGATGAGGGCCAGCCGGGCGGCGCGGTCCTCGTCGTCGAGGGCCGGGTTGTCGCGCACCTCGTCGTGGATGCGCTGCCACTCGCCGCGGTCGAACTGCAGCTCGAGCTCCTCGTCGGCGAAGTCGACGTCCTCGAAGCGCAGGGTGTGGTGGGTGCGGCGCAGCAGCGTCCACAGCAGTGCCCGCCGCGCGAGGACCTGGCCCTGCAGCAGCTGCTGCTTGTACTCGCTGCCGTAGGGCATGCCGGTGCGGCGCTCGATCGCCTCGGTCTCCTGGCAGCGCAGCCGGCCGAGCTGGATGTCCCAGCGCTGCTCCGGCTGCCCCTCCGGCGTGTAAACGAGAATCATTCTCTTATCCCCTCCTGGTGATGCGGCGCGCCCTGCGGTCGAGGGCGCGAAGCGCGGCCTGCCGCAACTTGGGGTGCAGGCGGCGCATGGTGTCGTCGAACCAGCCCGGCTCGCCGAGCTGGTGGGTCCAGACGTCCGGGCTGAACACCGGGTGCCGCCAGCCGCGGCGGGCGTTGAGGCGTTTGCCGGCGTTGCGGAACCCGCGGGGCATGCCCCGCTTGCGGACCCGGATCCGCGCCCCGGGGTTGCGGCCGAGGCTGACCTCGGAGACGACCTGGTTGGCCACCGCGACGCGCAGCGGCTCCCCGCCGTGGGGCAGGCCCGCGCTGGGCATGCCGAGGATCGCCCCGCGGGCGGCGGTCACGCCAGGCTCGAGGGCCTCGTGCAGGTCCGCGGTGAGTTCGGCGCGCCACTGCGTGCCGTCGGCCTCGTCCTGCAGGGCGCGGGCCACCTGGGCGAAGTTGCGGTGGTCCGGCTCGACCACCACGTGGTCCATACTCAGGCGATGGCGCGGACGATCGGCCCCGACGTCGGCCAGGTGTAGGAGGCCTCGTTGACGTCGCCCGGCGAGCCGCTGATCGGGGTGAGGCTCTTGACGAGCACGCTGCCGGTGAACTTCGGGTTCGCCGCCGAGACGACCGCGTTGCTGGCGCGGACCTCGAACGGGATGAGCAGCCCGAACTTGGGCCACAGCGCAGCGTCGATGCCGGCGAAGTCGTTCTTGATCGTCGGCGCGAGGCTGCCGGACGCGATGCCGCCGAGGACTTCCTTCCACCCGGCCGAGGCGAAGGTGGTGACATCCTTCTCCTCAACCTCGGCGGTGACCTCGATCTTGGAGCAGTTCGCGCTGCGGTCGACGCCGTCCAGGGACAGGAACGACGCCTTGAGCACCATGAATGGCATGAGGGGAGCCCTCCTCGGGCGTGACGGGCTGCCCGACGCGCGCGCAGGCTGCCGGGTGGTGACGGGGTGGGGGGTAGGTCAGGCGGGGACGACGCCGAGGGTGACCAGGAACAAAAAGCTCGGGTTGGTGCCGGAGATCGTCCAGGTGACCCGGTACCAGGTGTCCGTGATCGGGCCGGCCACCCGCCGGAACTGCCCGCCGAGGGCGGTGGCCGGGGTGAACGTGGCGCGGGTGGTGGGGCTGGGCATTGCCTGCGCGTCGTCGGACTCCACCGACACGGTCAGGGTCGGGGCGGCGGTGCCGGCGATGGACAGCACGTGCAGCGCGACCAGCAGCTCGCCGCCGGCGGGCACGGCCACGTGCTGCACGGCGGTGCCGGAGCCGGTGGCCACCCGGGCGGCGCCGGGCGGGTGCGCGACGATCCCCCGCGCCAGCGGCGCCGACGAGGACCAGGAGCCGGTCCAGGGAGCGATGTCGCCCTGTGCCCCCAGGAACTGGTACTGGCCTTCCATCGCGTTGGTCAGCCAGGCGAGGTCACCGAACGCGCTGCCCTTCGGCAGGGCCGACCAGGACGACAGCCCGCCCAGCGAGGCGAACAGCGCGTCGTCGACTGCGAGGGGGTCGCCGGCCGGCCAGAACCCGCTGCCGGTGATCTTCGCCGAGGCGGTGCCGCCCTGGACTTCCTTCCACACCTTGTCGCTGGCCGCGTCGTAGGACTTCCAGGTCGTGACGTCCTTCTCCTCGACCTCGGCCCCGGCGTCGATCTTGTTGGACGCGCCCGTCAGGTCGGCGCCGCCGGCGTAGAGCCGGACGTTCTTGAGGATCTCCGCCACGACTCAGACCTCCTGGCTGTCGGTGCCGATGACGCGCACGAGCCACTCGGCGCCGGGGTAGGGGACCTCGCCAACGCGGAAGATGCGGTGGCCCTGGATGCGGCGCACGTGCAGGTCGTCGCACGCCCCGCCCAGCGTCGGGTCCGCCTCCAGGTACTGCTTGACGCTGGTCGACCCGCGCCGTCGCATGAAACGGCGCAGCTGACGCTGGCCGCCCTCGCTGTTGGTGACGTACACCCGGCAGATGATCTCCACCACGACCATGCCGCCGAAGGTCTCGTCGAAGCTCTCGGTGATCTCGCCCGGGTAGAAGCACGGCACCACGACGGAGTCGGGCACGATCGGCCGGGACGACACGATGCCGGGTACGGCGGCCGCCGCGGTGGCGAGCCGCTCGCACACCAGGTCCACGTCCACGGCTACCGCCTCCGCCGCGATGGCAGTGCCGGCGTGGCGGCCGGCTCGCCGCCGGGCTCGCCGGCGGCCGCCGGTTCGACGTCGACCTGCCGCCGCCAGAACCGGATGAGCACGTCGAGCGCGTCGGCTGCACCGGCGTCGCCGGCGGCGCGCAGCGCGGCCTGCTCGGTGCGCAGCGCCGCGAGGGCGTGGTGGGCGCTGATCTGCTGCTCGGCCCGCGCCACTTCGGCGGCGTCGCCGGCGGCGGCGTGCGCCTCCCGCTCGACGGTCAGGGCGGCGAGGATCTCCTCGGTGGTGGTCATGGGGCCTCCGGGCAGGAGCAGGGGCGGCACGCGCAGGTCAGGTCCATGCATTCGCGGCAGTAGTGCTCGCGCACGCCACTGCACTGCGAGATGCACCCCGACGTCGAGCGCACCGGCTCCGGCTCGATCGGGTCCTGCGGCTCGTCGGGCAGGGGCAGTGGGCGGCGCAGCGGCACGGTGAGGGTGCCGCGCACCGGCCTGCCGTCGTCGCCGAGGATCAGCGCGCCGTCGGCGTTGCGCCGGTACTGCTCGACGGTCACCCGCCCGTCGCTGACGTCGATGACCGAGGGGATCGGGATGAGCCGGCCGTTGATGCCGTGGTCGCGCACCCACGCCTCGAGGGCCTCGCGGTGCGCGAAGTAGGTGTCGTGGTCGACCACCACGACCGCGTCGAGTGCCACGGGTCCTCCTGTCAGGCGAAGCCGGGCCCGGTGACGGACTCGACGAGAGCGGCGACGTCGGGGTCCAGGCGGGCCATCCGGATCACCCCGCCCCACTCGGCGGAGCCGGCCACGCCCTCGGGGGTGTCGGGGCGCTTGGCCAGGCGCATCGACTGGATCAGCGCGGCCTGCGCGATCTTGCCGGGCAGGGCGGGCCACCCGTAGCGGGCGGTGATCCGCAGCAGCGCGTCCCGCGGCCACACCCGGGCGCGCAGCACCGTGATCGGGTCCCCCGGGTCGGGGGGCTCGATCTCCCACCCGGTGAAGGTCCGCCACGTCTCGCCGGAGCGGATCTCGACGAGCAGGTCGCCGGCGGTGGCGATCTCGTGCATCGAGCCGAGCAGCAGCAGGTGATCGCAGCCCTCCCGGACCAGCCGCCCCCGGGTGTACAGCTCCCGGGTGGTGACGCCGGTCGGGGGGAGGAACGCCCCGGGCGGCCGGCCCGGCGGGTGATCGTCGATGCCGCGGCTGGACGCCTCGATCACCTGAGTCAGCGCCTCGTCCTGCACCGGGTCGACGCCGGTGATCTTCAGCTGGTGGCGCAGCAGCGGCAAGGTCGTGTACAGGCCGGCCATGCTGTGCGCCCCTTACTCGTCCGGGCTTTCCGGGTCCGCGTCGACCGGCACGCCCGCGTCCTGCAGGAGCTGCCACACCTGCTCCCGCTTGGCCTCCGCGGGCACCACCACGTCGACGGCGGCCGCGTAGGTGCGCCAGGCCCGGTCGCCGGAGCCCGGGCCGGAGCGCGGCGGCGGCGCCGGCCGCTCGGTGGTCTCCCGGGCCGGCTTGTCGGTGCGCTGCGGGCCGGGCCGGTCGGTGGTCTCGACCGGGCCGCCCGGGCGGTCGACGTAGCAGGCGCGCACGTTGTCGCACCACTTCGCGGCCTCGTCCTCGGGCAGGTCGATCTCCTCGCCCGGATGCCACGAGAACTCGAGGCCGCTGATGCTGGTGAGGATCCTGACGGCGACCATCAGGCGTGCACCGTGGGGGCGACGCGCGGGTCGGCCAGGACCACCGCGGCACCGTAGACGCCGCCGGTCGCACCCGGGGCGACGGTCACGTTGACCCGCAGGAACCGCCGGCGGCCGAGGTAGCCGATCTCGAAGACCTTGTTGTCGTCGGCGGCGACGATGCCCGGCTCGACGCCCTGCAGCTTGTCGTCGGCGACGTCGGCCCAGGCGGCGCCGTCGTCAGAGTCCTGCACGACGATGGTGTGCGTGCCGTCGGTGATCACGCCGCAGGCGACGACGATCATCGCGGCCTGGAACATCGCGCCGCCGCCGACGCGGTCGACGGTGCTGCCCTGCGCGGTGGCGTTGCGGGTCGCCGGCGGCAGCGACTGCACCGTGAGCAGGCTGTTGTACGGGTCCTTGGTGGTCATGCTGGGTGCCTTCCGCGCGGGGACAAGGGCAGGTCAGGGGGTGGCCGGGGCGGTGGGAGGGGTGCACCGCCCCGGCCAGATCAGGGGGTGAGATGTCCGATTCACCTAGGTCCCTAGGTAGCTAGGTCCCTAGGTGAATCGGACAGGCCGGGCTGCCGGTCAGGCGGCCGAGTGCTGGTAGACCCGGTAGGCGTTGCGGTCCTGCACCGAGCCGTCGAGGCGGGCGAAGGACAGGAACGCGGCCTGCATCCGCTCGGCGTACCGCTCGTTGAGGCGCATCAGGGTGACGCCGCGCACGAGGCGGATCACGTACGCCGAACGGATGTCGCCGAAGATGATCGACGCCGCGTTGGCGGCCGGGACCGGCATCGAGTTGTCGATCGCGTAGGCGCGGCCGTTGATGGTGGCGGGCATGCCCGCGGCCGGGACCGGGATCCACAGCGGCCGCTGGTCGGCGTCCTTCAGCTTGCGCAACACCTTCAGCGTCTGGTCGTGGAACACGTACCGGCTGTTGCTGTTGCGGTAGGCCGGGTCGACGGCGTGCTCCAGGTCGACCAGGTCGTCGTAGGTGACCGAGGTGGTCTGCCCGTTCGCGCCGGTCTTGCCGACCACGGCGTTGGACAGGATGCCCTCGGGCTGGTCGACGCCGGTGCCGGTGATCCACGCCCGGGCCGACCGGCGGCCGATGCGCTCGCCGAGCTTGCGGGACATCAGCCCGTCGACGTCGACGGCGGAGTCCTGCAACAGCGCGAACGGGAACTTCACCATCTTGCTGGAGACGATGTGGGCCTTCAGCTTGCGGCCGGTGAACTTGACGTCCTGCTCGGTGACCTCGTCGTTCTCGCCGAGGAACTCGCCCTCGTTGCCGGTGTCGTCCATGCCGATCCACGGCAGGTCCGCACCGGTGTCGGTGGTGAGGGTCTCGGCGTACTGGGCGATGCCGCCGAAGGCCTTCATCACGTCGACGAACTTGTTGCGGAACGAGTCCGGCACGAGGAAGCCGCCGGCGGTGTCGGCACCGGAGGTCTGGGCTCGACTCTCCAGCTCGACGTGGGCGCCCATGAGCAGGTCCCGGTCCTCGTTGGACAGGCGGGAGATGCCCTGGGTGAGGTAGCGGCGGAACGCCGCGGCGTAGCGCCGGTCGGCCTCGGCCTGGTCGCTGTCCTCGCCGCCGCCGTTGCCGCGGGCGGAGACGACGTCGTCCCGGTCGACCTCGTCGAGGCGGGCGGCCCGCTCGAACCGCTCGATGTCCGAGCTGGCCTCGTCGAGGTCGGTCTCGGCGGCGTCCCAGGCCTGCCGCTCCTCGGCGGTCAGGTCGCGGTTCTCCTCGTCGGCCCGGCGGCGGATCTCCTGCATCTGCGCCCAGGTGCGGTTCTGCCGCTCGACCGCCCGCCGCAGAAGGGTTGCGCTCACGTGGTTCTCCTTGTCTGCCCTGTTCAGCGGGCGGGGTGGGCCAGGCGCGGGTAGCGCTTGGCGTAGCCGCGCATGACGCGGTCGACGTGCTCGGTGTGCCGGCGCTGCGCCGGCTGATCGGCGGGCCGCTCGACCTGCTTGAGCAGCTCGCGCAGCTCTTCGCGGTGAGCGGCGCGGCGCTCGATGGCGTCGTAGTCGCCGCGGGACAGCAGCGCCGGCACCACCTGGCGCAGGGCGGCCTCGGTGTCGGCGTAGGCCGGGAATGTGACCGCGCTGACCTCGATGAGGTCGATGTCGCGGATGATCCGCAGGTCGGCGGTGTAGACCTCGACCTTGCCGTCGGCGCGGGGCTCCTCGACCTCGATCTCGGTCCACTCCGAGCCGCCCGGGGCGACCCAGAACCCGATCGACATGCCGGTGATGCGCCGCTTCTCGACGTTGCGGCGCAGGTCCCGGACGTAGGACAGCTCCTCGTCCAGCCCGGAGTCGACCTCGATACCCCGGTCGGTCTCGGTCAGGACCAGATCGCCGGCCGAGACCCGGGACACCAGGTAGTAGGTGTCGTGGTCGATCAGCATCCGCTGGTCGAACTCGGCCAGGGTCCGCGCCGCCGCACCCGAGGCGAACTCCTCGAAAAAGCCCCAGGTACGCGGGTTGCCGATTGCAGCGCGCACCCCGTACACGGCGGCCAGGCCGCCGAAACGGCTGCCGCCGTCGTCGGCGGCGCGCAGCTGCACGCCCGCCTGGTCCATGGCGAGGGTGCGCAGCTCGATCAGCTCGCCGCCGGGCTGTCCGGTGCGGCGCTCAGTCCTCATCGTCGGACTCCTCGTCCTCGTCGTCGGGCGCCGGCGCCGGCGCGGGGGTCGGCTCCGGCTCCTCGCCGAGGGGGGTCATGTTGGCCGGCTGCAGGTAGCCCTGGCCCTTGCCGTCGGGGATCGGCGGCAGGTCCTCGTAGGCGCGGATCTCGTCGGCGTTCAGGCCGCCGACCTCGCGCAGCACCCTGTAGAAGGCGGCGCGGGCCTGGGCGTCGGCGCGCAGCAGGCCGTTGACGTTGTAGCGCACGTCGCGGTCGCGGCCGACGTCGGCGAACAGTTCCTTCTCGATGCGCTGCTCGGTCGGCGCCAACCACGTCGGGTGCAAATCGAAGGTGATCCACCCCTGCGCCTGCTGCTCCAGCCCCGTCCCCCAGCTGGTCGACTTGGCCGTCTCGAACAGCAGGAACAGCGGCGTGCCGAAGAACCGGGCGACCTCCGGGACGGCGAACTGCCGGGTCTCCAGGAACTGCGCGTCACGCAGCGGCATGGTGATCGGCGCGAACTTCGCCTTGCTGTCGAGCACGGCGATCTTGTGGGCGTTGTCCGTGCCGGACATGCGGGCTTCCCAGCGCCGCTGCAGGGCCAGGGCCTGGGAATCCTTGAGGCGCTGCTCGACCTGCAGCACGCCCGACAGTTGGGCGCCGCGGGCGAAGAACTTGGCCCCGGACTTCTCCGCGGCCTGCGCCAGCGCGATCGCGCTGGCGGCGAGCCGGATCGGGGACAGGCCGGTGACGCCGTCGTAGTTCAGGCCGGGGATGTGCAGGATGTCCCGCGAGGTGAGAACCCGCTTGGTGCCCCAGTCGTCGGTGACCTCGAAGATCTTCCCGCCGGGGTTGAGGGCGGTGGGCTTGACCTTGCCGACCTTGTACCGGTCGGGGCTGATCGGCCACAGCTCCTTGACGGTGCCGGCGCGGTTGCGGACCTTCTGGATGGCCGCGTTGCCCCAGCCGAGGCGGTGGGCGTAGGTAAGCCGCCACAGCTCGAGGCGGGTCAGCTCGGGGTGCGGGTTGCGCAGCAGCGGCTCGGGCACCTTGACCCGGGTGTCCGGCTGGTAGGTGTGCAGCGGCAGCGCGGCCGCCACGCCGGAGGTGACCGCGATGCACCGGTACACCGCCGACATCCGCAGCCCGGACGCCGGCGTGACGCTGATCCCGGCGTCCGTGGTGTCGCCGCCGAGGTACTCCAGCAGCGTGTCGGCGGTCAGCGGTGTCGACGGGTCCTGGATGTTGCGCCGGAACAGCCCCTGCAGGGCGGTCACGTGCGACTCCCGGCCCGGTACGCGGCCAGGGCCCGGGCGAGCCGCTCGGTCCAGTGCACGGTCGGGCGGCGCTTGGGCTTGGCAGCCGCCGCGCGGGCGTTGGAGGTCACGACCAGGACCACGCCGGCGACCAGCAGCGCCGCCGGCGGCCACACCGCGTACCCGAAGGCGACCAGGCACAGGTAGCCGGCGAGCTCCATCGCGTTGTTCAGCCGGGCGCCCCTGGGTCGTGGCGGGGCCTCGGCGACGCGGGCCGGCACCTCGCTGGCGGTCATCAGCTCGTCGTCCATCACAGGGGGCCTTTCGTCACCAGAGGTTGGGTGGTCCGTCCTCGACCAGGAGGTGCGCGCGGGTGTCCAGCGCCCAGGTGGCGAGCGTCACGGCCTCGAGGCAGGAGATCTCCGCCGAGCCCTTGCGGCCCCACGCCTGCGCGCCGTCGCCGATCTCGCGGACCGTCGCACCGGCCAGGGCGTTGCTCAGCTGCAGCTGGTCGCGGTGCCTTGCTGCGAGCTGGACGGCGGCGTCGACGAACAGCCCGAACGCCGCGCCCATGTCCGCCCCGGAGGTGACCGCCAGGTCGCCGCGCTGCGGCTGGTCCGGGTCCTCCGGTTCGCGGATGCCGACCTTGTTGAGTGCGGCGATCACCGATGCGGCGGGGCCGCGGGCGTCGATCGCGATGGCGACCGGGTCGTGCTTCTTGCGGAGCTTGACCAGCCGCTTGACCAGCCAGTGTGTGCCCGGGGCGTGGGCGATGATCTCCCAGTGCAGCAGCCCGTCCGCGCGGCGGCCGCACACCGCGATCGCCGCATACCGGCGGTTCTTGGCGATCGCCACGCCGAACGCGACGTCTCCGACCCGCCGGGAGTCCTTGTCGGCCAGGTCCCGCCACAGCTCCGGGGAGATCGGCCCGCCCTCGGCCTTGATCTGCACCGGCCAGATGCAGAGGCGCTCGCGGGCGAACCCGGCCGGCGACATGGCGCGGTACTCGGTGTCCTGGATCCACTTGACGGTGATCCGGATGCCGAGTGCGGGGTTGGTGGCGGCCCAGTTCGCCGGCGACCCGAGGTCGATCTTGTCGAGGTTGTCCAGGTCCCCGGCCAGGCCCCAGTCCCGCCACAGCAGCGACGGGTCGGTGCCGGACTCGCCGCGCTCGCGCAGCGCGTAGAGCACCTCGCCGGACTCGCCGTCCAGCGGCGGCGAGCTGGCGTAGATGATCTGCGGGTTGCCGGTCACCGTCCGGGCCGACATGGTCGGCATCAGCGCGTCCTGCTGCGCCCGGGTATAGGCGTAGGCCTCGTCGACGATGACCACGTCGCCGGAGAAGCCGCGGCCGCTGCCTTTGCTGCGGGCGATGAACTTGATCCGCTGGCCGGTGGACCTGCGCAGGAAGCCGTGGTAGCCGTTGCCGCTGCTGACCTTGATGTCGCCTGGCTCGAGGACGCCGGCCTTCTCCAGCGCCTCGAAGAGCTGCCCGAGCCGTCCGAAGAGCTCCAGCGCGGTCTTGACCTCGTGCGCCGTCCAGATGATCAGCTTCTCGCCGAGCAGGATCATGCCGGCGAGGACCCGGGCCTCGAGGATTGCCGACTTGCCGTTCTGCCGGCCCAGGATCTCCGCGCACTCCAGGCACGTGAACTTGCCGTCCTCGCCGATGGCGAGCATCAGCGTCAGCGAGTCCTGCTGCCACGGGTCGAGGAACAGCCCGGCGATCTGCGCGAGCTCGATCGCCTCGGGCCCGTACGAGTCGACGTACGGGGGGTGGGTGTTAACCCGCGGGTGGCGAGCGCCTCTTACGGGCAATCCGAGCGGTGAGGTCTGCAACGCTGCCTCCACCTGGACCACCCGCCGCGGCCGCGGCCGGCGAGGCCTGCCCGTCGCCGGTGGCCACCACCGCGGCCGCCGGCGGCGGCGGCTCACTGCGCGGTGCCGCGGCCGACGCAGCGGGGCGGCCGGTCGCGCCGGCACGCGCCCGGGCGAGATCGCCGAGGACCTGGCGCAGCGCGAGGGCCTGCTGCCGGGACTCGGTCAGCGCCTTGTCGATGATCACGACCACGCTGTCTCCGCCGTCTCCGACGAGCGGGACGAACCGCGCCCACTCGCGGCTCTCGCCGCGCAGGAACGCGTCCAGGCGGTCGCACCGGTCGGCCAGCCGGCACGCCTCCTCGAGGAGCACCAGCTCGGTCGCGGTCAGCGGGCCCTGGTCGAGGACCTGCCGCCACAGCCGCCGGCCCCGCGCCTCCAACACGGGCGGTGACGGCGTGACCGGTGCCGTCACGGCCGCGGCGGGTGTCACGGCCGGGTCGGTCACGGCTGTCACACCCGGGGATGTCACGGTCTCTGTCACGGCCGCGGCCAGGGCGTCAGGGCACCGCTGCGGGTCGCAAAACCGGTGGTCATCGTCCTTGTGGGCGCGGGAGCGGCGCTGCCTCTGCGCGGCTGTGAGGGCCATCCGCGCCGCCCTCCCGAGAATCTGTCACGTGACGGGGGAGAGATGGGAGCCTGGAGCGTGGGGTCACCCAGGCCGGCCCGTCAACTTTCCAGGCCCCCCTACCCTGCGTCACCAGTCCTCACTGGTCACCAAGGTCGGCAGGGCCTGCTTGTTTCCTCGCGACTGGTTGCACTTGCGACCACACTCGGGGCAGCCCGTCACTCCGTGGGCTGGGCGCATGGCGTGTGGGTCGATGGGCTGCGTGCTGTCCACGCTGATCGGTATCAGGTGGTCCGCGTCAGTAGCACCAGGGTGTCCACACAGGTGGCACACGTGCCCGTAGATCAGGAACATGCTGTCCCTGGCCCTGCGGTAGGGGCGTCCTACACGGTGCCTGCTGCGGGGGGCCATCCGTAGACTCCCTTGCAGCAGCCCTTACAGGAGGCACCCGATGGCCCAGGGCCAGCCTGAGCAGCCCGATCTGCCGACCAGCCCGATCAGCGCCCTGCAGTCCGACGCGATCAGCCTGCATGAGCTGCACAGTGCCTACGTGCAGGCCGGATTCACCGAGGACCAGGCGATGCAGCTGGCCTGCGCGGTGATCGCCTCTGCGGTCCAGGCGCACGTCATGGCCGCCGAGATCCGACGCCTGTAAGGTGCGGCCATGACCGACGCGGCCAAGGGCATCACGGTGACCACCTACGACCAGCGCGACGAGAAGGCCGACACCGCCGCGCACCCGAACGCGACCGGGGTCGAGGTCATGGACCATCACCTGCTGGTGCTGCAGGGCGGCAAGACCCTGGCGGTCTACGCGCCCGGCTGGTGGGCCAGCGCCGTGGTGAACGAGGCCACCTCGTCGACGACCGCCAGCCCGCCGCAGTAGCCGCGCGCTGCTGGCGGGTGCAGCCGCGGCGGGCAGCACGGCGCCCGCACGCCACGAACGGCGAGGGCGGCCAGGCGCAGCTGCCTGTCCCCGTACGCCGTCGCCATCTCGAGCTCGGCGGCGAAGCGGCGCAGCGCCTCGAGCGGGTCCGGGCGGCCGGCGGGCTTGCCGGCTGGTCGGCCGATCGCCTTGCTCATCGCAGCCCCGGCCGCTCAGTCGCAGTCGACGTCGTCGTCGACCGGAACGATCACCGGGTAGACGATCGGCCGGCCGTCCTGGTAGCGGGTCTTGTAGACGGTCGGCCGGCTCACCGGTTGCCGCGGTCGGCTCGGCGCCCGGTACGCGGGGGCCTTCGGCGCGGCGGGTGCCTGCACGGCGGGCGGCCGCGGCGGTGACGGCGCCGCGCAGGCGGGCCCGGCGACGACCGCGGCCACGACGCCGACCGCCATCAGCAGCAGCGCCAGGATCACCAGGATCGAGGCCGCGACCTTCATCGCCGGCGGCGTTGTGTGACCCATCGGAGCCGTCCCCCTCAGATCGAGCTTCTCGCCGACTCGTGCCGGCGAGTACGAACCGTTCGTTATGGCCGGATGACGTCGCCGCCGGTGGCGACCATCGGAACGGCGGCCGCCAGAGCGTCCGGGCTCGGCGCGTGCGCGTCGAAGACCACCACGTCGGCGGTGAGCCCGCGGAACCGGTCGCTGCCGCTGACGCCGAACGCCACGCAGCCGCGGCCGCCGATGGCGGTGATGCGCTCGCCTCCCCTGGCACGCCGGATCCGCTCGCCGGGCAGGGCGTGCGCGGCCACCTCGGCGAACGCGAGGCGGGCGAGATGCGGCGTTTCGGCCAGCACGACGACGCGGCGGCCGTCGCGCATGTCCGCCAGTACGCCGGCGGCGGTGTAGCGGTTCACGGTGGCCCTTCTCTGTCGCGGCGCGGGTCAGCCGGCACGGTTGGCCTCCTCGGCGGCGGTGAGTCGCTCGCGGGCGATGGCGGCGTAGTGGGCGGTGTACTCGACGCCCACGAATGGGCGGCCGCTGGCCAGGGCGGCGACGCCGGTGGATCCGGACCCGGCGAACGGGTCGAGCACCGTGCCGCCGGGCGGGCACACCTTGATCAGGTCGGTGAGCAGTTCGACGGGCTTCTGGGTGATGTGCCGGCGGTTGGCGCCGCGGGGTTGGCTGGCGGAGTAGAGGCCGGGCAGGCAGACGGGGTTGCGGGTGGCGTCGACGGGCCCGTTGCTGCCCCAGAGGATGTATTCGCAGCTGGCGGCGAAGCCGCCGCGGCGGGGCCGGTGGATGGGCTTGTGCCAGGGGATGACGCCGCGCCAGAGCCAGCCTCCGATCTGCAGCGCGTCGCTGGTGGCGGCGAGCTGCCGCCAGTCGGTGAACACCAGGAGGCTGGCGCCGGGCCGGCTGGCGGCGAGGCAGTGGGCGAGGAGCAGGCCGAGCCAGGCGGTGTACGAGCGCTGGTCGCGGTTGTCGCCGGCGAAGTCGGCGAGGCCGTGCTGCGCGTCGCCGGAGACGTACTTGTCGCGGGCGGTGGTGCTGACCCGGTCTGACTGGGTGCGCCCGCCGCTGTTGTAGGGCGGGTCGGCGAGGACCAGGTCGACCTGGCCGGGCGTCAGGGTGGGCAGGATGGCGAGCGCGTCGCCGTGGTGCAGGGTCCAGGAGAGCATGTGGCGATTCCGGTCGGGCCGGTGTCGCCGTCAGGCCGCCAGGCCGAACAGGGCCGGTGCCGGGGCGGGGGCGTTGGCGCGTTTCCGGCCGCGGCCGGAGGCGTCGGTGGCCGCCTCGGCGGCGGTGACTTCGTCGAGCAGATACCAGGTGGTGCCGCGGCCGCGTCCGGGCCGATTGAAGCGCTGGATGCGGCCGCGGCGGGCCCAGGAGCGGATGAGGTCGACGGTCACGTCGGGGCACCGCAGGTGCACGACGATCGCCTCGGCGGTGCCGTAACGGCGGCCGCCGATGGTGAGGATGCCGGTCACCGGGTGCTGCCGGTGGTGGGTGGTCTGTCAGCCGGGGCGGGCCGGGGGCGGCGACGCCGGCGGGGGCGAGTGGTTTTCGGAGCGGTGGTGCCGTCGATCGCGCGCCCGAGGGGGGCGACGGCGGTGACCTGCTCGGCGAGGCTGGGCAACGGGTGCTCCCTTCCCCGCCGGTGGTCAGGCGGCGGTTTGCTCCGATGGTGCGGTGTGCAGGCCAGCGAGCAGCACCCTCACCAGGGGCGAGTCGGCCGGCCAGATGTGGCGCACCCGGATCGGCCGGGTGGCCATGGCGCAGGCGCACAACGGGCCGCGGCAGCGGCAGGCGTCGTTGTCGCAGACCACCGTCCACGCGGCGGTGTACGGCGAGGAGATCTGCGCCTGCAGGCGCCGCTGTCCGCAGGCGGGACAGCGGGGGCCGCCGGGCAGCGACCAGCGGTCGGCGTCGAGGCCGACGACGCCGCGCAGCCGGCGGTCCAGGACGTCCAGGTCGCCGTGAACCTCGCGGGCGAGCGCGGGGCTGACGGCGGGCAGGGCGGCGGCGAGGTAGTCGCAGCGGCCGTCCCACTTACTGTCGGCGATGTCGACCCACAGGCTGCTCCAGCAGAGCAGGGGGTGGGTGCGCAGCTCGCTCGCGACGAGCATGACCGCGTGGTGCACGGTGGGCCCGAGGTCGGCCTCGACGTCCAGCAACGCCGGGTTGACCGGCGCTGGTGTCGCGCCGGCCGGCTTGATGCCGGCCCGCTGGTTGACGAGGCGGTCCGCCTTCTCCGCGCGCAGCAGCTCGTCGTACGCGGCGAGCGCGGCCGCCGAACGATGCCGGGCGGGCGCGTCGGCGGGCTGCGGGTTCGTGATGAGCAGGGCGTCGCGGACGACGTCCAGGTAGGACACGGCGCGGCGCAGCGAGGCGAGAGCGGCGGCGGCGTGCAACTGGTGCGGGTGGTACGTCATGCGCCGCCTCCCGGGCTGTCGCAGGTACTGTCAGAGGCCGGTGATGCCCTGCACTGCGCTGCGGTAGGGGACGGCGGGGTCAGGGACGCGGGGGCGTCCCTGCCTCGTTGTCGCGTCGGGGTCCGGGGTACCTGGCGGTGAGGGTTGACGACGCCCGGGGACGCGAAAAGCCCGCCAGCGCCGGGGGCGGACGCTAGACGGGCTTCGGGTACAGCTCACCTACTGGCGGGTGAACGGACAATAGGATGCCCCGGTCCGAACAGGTGTGTCAAGCACCGGGTGTCCGGGTCACGTCACGGACGTCCAGGCGGCCCATCCGCAGCAGGCCACGATCGCCAGCATGAACACGACCCACACCAGCAGCTGGACGCTGAGACCGATCAGCTGGAGCCAGTCGTTGAGCCTGGCCAGCCGCCGCACGGCGCGTCCACCGGGGATGCCCGGCGGCACGTACGGCGGTGGGAGCGGCGGGTAGTGCGCTGGGCCCTGCGGCTGCCGGGCCGGGTACGGCGCGGCCGCTGGCGGGGGTGCCGTGCGGTAGTGGCCGGGTGGCAGCGGCTGCGTCGGCGGCATCGGCGGCGCCTGGCCGGCGGCGGGCTGTTGCTGGGCCTTCCAGGCGATCTTGCGGCGGCGCACCCACTCCATGCGCTCGGGTCTACGGCTGGTGAGCCACTGCCGGAACGTGACGGTGAAGGTGTGGTCGTAGCTGGGTCGGTCAGGGTCGACCGGTACGCGGAACATGCGGGCTGTAGGCCTCCCGATGGGGTGACAGGTCATCGACACCCTGCCATGCCGGGTGCACCGGGTTCACTCAGCCGATCGGGCCTACCCGCCGGTCGCTTCTCGAGGGCGAGACCGCGCGGATTCTTGTTCTCACCCCACCTTAAACCCTTGTCTCTATCATGGGTTTCTGTTAGGCTTTTCCTTGACAGGAACAAGGGAAGGAGGTGAGATTTAGATGAGCAGCCGGATGGACCAGATCGTGGCAGCGGCGGTACGGCAGGGCTTCTCGGTCCGCCAGACCCGCACCGGCGCGTGGATCTTCGCTAAGGGGATCTCGACGCTGGTGTTCACGCACACTCCACACTCCCCCAAGGAGTGGATGGAGATGCTGAGCGCGCTGCGCGGCGCTGGTTTGCGGTTCCCCGTCTACCGGCGGCGGTGACCGCGCCGGGGGCCGCGTACCGGCGCGGCCCCCGGCCCCATCCGGGTCCTGACAGGAACAAGGGATGAGGAGTCCAGTATGACAATGCGAAGCCAGCGGTGGCGCGCCCGCGTCACCTTCATGCACCCCGGCAACCTCGACGACGAGCAGCTCGCCGCCCTCACCCAGGCGCTGCCCGGCTACGGCATCCTGCACGACAACGGCACCGACCGGATGCGCGCGGAGATGGACGTCGACGCCCCGAGCGCGCGGCTGGCCTGTGACGCCGCGGTGCGGGCGCTGCGCGCCGCTCACGCCCAGGTGGTCGGCGGACCGGTCACCATCACCGGGCTGCGGGTGCTCACCGCCGCCGACCACGAGCGGGAACTCGCGTACCCGCCGGCGCTGGACCTGGTCGGCACCGCCGAGGTCGCGCAGATGCTCGGCGTGAGCACCCAGCGCGCCGGCGAGCTCGCCCGCACCAACCCGGCGTTCCCGGCGCCGGTGGCCACGCTCAAGATGGGACCGGTGTGGACCCGGGCGTCGATCGAGGCGTTCGACCGCGGCTGGGAACGCCGGTCGGGCCGGCCACCCAAGACGGCCTGACCCAAGGTCGGCCGTCACGAGTCGGACGGCTCGTCGGGCCGGGTCATGTCGCGCAGGGCGTCCTGCGGCGCCGCCTGCCGCAGGTAGTCGCGCCGCCAGCCGCGGCGGGTGCGCCGGCACCGGCCGCACGCCCACGGCAGCGGCCACCACCGGCCGCAGCTCCAGCACCGCCAGGTCCTCACGGGACGACCGCCGCGGTGGTGCCGACGAGCCGGCCGTCGCGGGCCGCCTCGGTCAGGGTCGCGAGGAGGTCCCCGGTCCAGGTCGCGGTGAGTCCGGCGCGGGCGACCAGAAACAGGCCGCAGCGCCCGCCGCGGGCGGCGACCACGTCCAGCCAGCCCGGCGGTATCGGCGGCAGCGGCGCCAGCAGCTGCAGGCGCCGCCGGCCGTACACGCCGCCGCCGCGGCCGCCGCTGGGCAGCTGCACCCGCCAGCACAGCGGCCCCTCCGGTGTCGGCGGGCACAGCGGGTCGGCGGCCGGCTGCATGCCGCCCGCGAGCGCACCGGTGAGGACCAGGTCGCGGCGCTCGCCGACGTCGGCGACGCCGCGCTCGTCGAGCACCTCGGCGGACATGGCGATCTCCACGACGATGCACGCCACCACCTGGCCGCCGGCGGCGCGGCCGGCGTAGGCGAACCCGGTGGCCTCGGTCTCGTCCAGCGACGGCAGGGCCGCGGTGGGGAGCAGGCGGACGCCGGCGGGCCCGCAGTGCACGTGGGCGATCCACAGGCGGGCGTAGCCGGGGCCGACGTCGACGCCGGCGTGCAGCGGCTCGCCGGCGTCGACCCGCCCGCGTCGGCGGCAGTAGGTGCACCGGTACTCGGCCAGGTAGGGGCCCGCGGCGAGTTCGGCGGCGCGCTGAGCGCCGATGACCTCGGCGACGTCGGGGGCGATGGTGAGGTTACGCACGGCTGGTGGCCTCTCGTCGGCGCAGGGCGGAGGGGATGTCGGCGTCGGAGAGCACGCCGTGGTAGGCGCCGCGGCACTGGCAGTCGCAGTCCTTGACCGGCACGCCAGCCGAGATGAGGCACTGCGGGGAGCAGCCGTGAGCGCGCACGAGCGCGGCGGCGGTGGACACCTCTTCGGTCAGCGGCACCGGCCGTCCCGGCACGCGGTGTTCCTCCCAGGTGGCGGGCTCGATCTCGCTGGAGGCGAGGGTGGGCTGGTCGTAGCCAGCCCACCCTCTGCGGCTACCCACCGCCGCTCCACCCGAGCAGCACGTCTCGCGCACGCCGGATCAGCCGGAACACGTCGGCGTTGCCGCCGGCGTCGGGGTGGGCGGTGCGGGCGGCGGCCCGGAACGCGGCCTGGATGAGCTGCCGGCTCTGCGTCACGGTCACCGTGTGCACGTCACCGGCCGCCGCGATGGCGTCGGCGCTGCGCAGCAGGGTGGAGGCGGACACGCCGGCGGCGTCGGCGAGCACGCGGGCCGCCTCGTCGGGGGTGAGGGTGGTTTCGGCGGCGGTGGCGGCGATCGCGGTCCAGCCTCGGTACTGCTCGCCGGAGCGGGTGACGCCGTAGCGGTCGACCGCGCGCAGCGCCTGCAGCGCCAGGGCGATCGCCCGGACGTTGGCCTGCCAGCGGTCGTAGGCGTCGGTCGCGTAGGTCAGCGGGCCATGGACCGAGTCGAAGGACACCCGCACGCCCGGGTGCCGCAGCTGGGCATGGGCACGGACCATGCCGTCGCGGCGTAGGTCCGCCTCGGTGATGTCGACCTGGATGACCACTAGGTCGGCGCCGAGCAGCCCGGCCTCGTGCAGCAGCAGATCCAGCGTGTCGCCCCACGCGGCGCGGAACCGGTAGTGCGACCACCGGCCGACGGTGGACGGACCGGTCCAGCCGCCGCCGTTCAGGGGCCGGATCTGGTAGTGGGGCAGCGTCACGGCCGGCCCCCGGACGGATCGGGCGCGGCAGAGGCCGGCGGCTGGTAGAGCTGCGCCTCGACGTACACACGCACCTGGCGGCTGTCGCCGCGGTTCGGGTACGGGCCGGACACCTCGAGGATGGCGAGCCGTGGGGCGGTGCGCAGCTCATGGAGGGCGGCTTCGCATTCCTCCTGCAGGCCCATGAGGCGGATCTTCACGGTGCCGGCACCTCCTCGAGCAGGTCGGTGGCGCAGCCGCAGGGCATCCGCAGGGTGAACATGTCGGCGCCGCCGTTCGCCCAGGCCAGCACCGGATGCCAGCGCAGGCCGTGGCAGGAGTAGCAGCGCGGTTCGTCGTGGTCGTCCTCGCCGTCGTCCATGCTGTCGCGCCAGGCGTCCTGGTCGGCGTGCTCGTCCGGGCGGCAGCCGTCGTGGGTGGCGCGGCCGCAGCCGTCGCAGACCGGGCAGAGCACGTCGACGACCAGCACGCGGGGTGCCTGCTGCTCGGGCAGCCAGGTCACCTGCATGCCGGTGATCCGGGCGCCGGCGCAGGCCCGGCACCGCTCGGGCCCTTCGTACGGGGCGGGGGCCGGCAGGTGCAGGTGCCGGTCTGGGGTGGCCGGGGCGGTCACGCCGTCGCTCCCGGGGCCTGGTCGGGCCGGTCGTCGGCGTGCGGGAGGCGTTCGCGTATGGCCTGCAGGTAGTCGGCCCAAGCCAGGGGGTCCCGTTCGGGGTTCGGTATCTCGCCGATCAGGATGCCGCCCTGGACGGCCGACACGACGTGGACGTCGAGCCGGCACGCCGCCTTGGCTGCCAGGTCGGAGCCCACCTTGTCGCCGCGGCGGTAGGCCTGGATGCTCTCGTCGAGCAGCTCGAGGACTCGCAGGGTCTGCCGGGTGCGTTCCTCGTCGGTCATCATCGGGTCCTCCGGCTCTCGGCATCGGTGAGGGACAGGTACGGGGGCAGCCAGGGCGGCGGGTCGACGCCGGCGGTGTGGGCGACGGTGACCCACAGCCGGCCCTCGTCGCGGGTGAGGTGGTAGACGCCGCCCCGGTGGCACTCGACGCAGTGGTGCTCGGTGCTCAGCGCGGCGAGCATCGTGGCGGTGGCGTCGTCACCGGGGCTCACCTGGTAGACGGCGAACTCGGCGGCGGCGCAGAACGGGCACGGCACGTGGACGGTGCGCACCTGGTCGCCGGCACCGCCCCAGGTGACCGAGGCGTTGGCTTCGTAGCGGGTGAGGAAGGCCTCCAGGGAGGTGGGTGCGCGCATGCGGGTCTCCCAACGGTGCTGGGCCGTGAGGTATCGGCGGTGCGCATAGGCCGCGCCGACAACCACCACGACGAAGACCGTGGCGTAGAGGGCGGCGGCATACCCCTCGCCGCCGACAGCCAGGGTGAGCGCGAGTAGCCAGGCGAGAGCGGCGCAGCCGGCCTGCAGGGCCAGGAACTGGCGGTGACGGCGCTCGACCGTGCCGCGCCGCCCGCTGCCCACGACGATGGCGCTGCCGATGAGCAGGACGGCGTACACGACCGGTCCGAGGATCGTGATCAGCTTGTACACAGGGTGGGCGTCTCTCTGTGGATAAGGTGGCGAGCCGGAGGGGGCGGGCCGGCGGCGAGGTGCGAACGCCGCCGGCCCGGCAGGGGGCGTTAGCGGCGCTGGTGCTCCTGCACCGCGGCGAGGGCCTCGTCGAGCAGCTGGGGGCCGATGTAGGCGGCCAGCGCGTCGATGACGAGGGCCTGCTGGTGGCGGCGCTGCGCGAAGGCCAACAAGCGCAGCGCCTCCTTGTAGTGGCGGGGCACGCTCGCGCCGAGCTGGACCAGGTCGAGCATCGGGTCCGGCGGTGGCCCGGCGAGCATGCGCCGGAAGAACCCGGCACCGCCGCTGTCCGATTCGCCCTGTTCACCTAGGAACCTAGCTAGGTCCCTAGGTGAATCGGACATAGCGGGCGGCGGGGACTGGTCCGCGCCGCTCATGGTGGCCGCCGGCTCGGCCGGGTCCGCCGCGGTGGGCGGCGGTGCCTCGGTGGGGGTGGGCTGGGCGAAGGAGGCGGCGAAGCCGCCGGCGCGGCGGGCCTGGGGGCGTCGGGGTTTGCTGTCGGTGCTCATGCCGCGGCCTTCCGGGCGGCGGGGTAGACCTCGCCGACGACGTCGGCGTAGCGGCCGGTGTCGTCCCAGACGTAGCCGGGGCCGCGCCCGTAGAAAACGCCGTCGGGGATCTCGGTGTCGAGCACTGGCAGCTCGAGGGCGGCGAGGTCGCGGCGGGCGATGCGGGCGTCGTTGGCGGCGGCCTTGGTCTTGACCAGCAGCACGGACACGTTGAGCGGGTACAGCTCGTCGACGGCGGCGGCCTCGGCCATGGTGGCGGGCAGGCGGTCCATGTCCAGCTCGGTGGGTGCGAGCGGGATGAGCAGCTCGTCGCAGAGCTGCCCGGCGCGGTGGAAGTTGGTCACGGAGGCGCCGCCGATGTCGACGACCAGGGCGTTGGCCCGGTAGTCGGTGACGGCCTGGGTGATGCCCGGGATCATGCCGGTGGGCTCGGGCCAGGAGATCACCTGGAACGGCACCTGCTCGCCGCGGTCGAGGGCCTTGCGGTAGTGCTGGTGCAGCGACTGGGAGGTCTTGTCGGCGTCGACGCCGAGCGGCCGGTAGCCGCGGTTGGCGAGCTCGTTGAGGAGGAACCAGCAGGTGGTGGTCTTGCCGGTGCCGCCCTTGAAGCAGGCGACCATCACGGTCAGCTCCAGGCCAGCCGGGACCGGCCGGGCCTGCAGGGCGTTCGCCGGCAGGGCGAGCGCGGTAGTCGGGTGCACGGTGATGTCCTTCCGATGTGGGTGGCCCGGGCGGCGGGCGCCGCGCGAGATCGAGGGGTGTCAGCCGGCGGCTGCGGGTTGTCGCCACTGGGGGCGGCAGGCGCTGCAGACGGCGGGATGGTCGATGTCGGTGGTGATCCAGCCGGAGCCGTCGCACCGCCCGTCCGGGCAGCCGGCCGTGACGGCCGGCGGGGGGTCGGGGACGACGACGACCGGGGGCGGGCCGAGTTGGCGGATGCGCCAGCGCAGCGCGCCGTACGGGTTGTCGGCGAGGCCGGGGTCGCCGCCGCGGTGGATCTCCCGGTACAGGCCGCCGGGTGGCCACCCGGCGGTCAGGGCGGCGGCGAGCAGCGGCAGCAGGCGGCGCTGCTGCCAGCCGGCGAGCCGGGCGGTCAGGTCGGCCTGCAGCCGCTCCAGGACCTGGCGGGCCTCGTCGAGGTTCGCGACCGGGGTTGCATCGGAATGTCGCTCCTCCTCGTCCTCGTCGGCCGTGACCGCGGCGGGGCGCCCCGGTGGTCCGGGAGGTGCTGGAGGAGGAGGGAGGGGGTTTCTGTGGGGGTTCTTTTCCTTATTAGATGAAACCTGCAAATCGTGCAGGTTTGAACCTGCAACCGTTGCAGGTTCGTGCCTGCAGATCCTGCAGGTTTGGCCCCCTGGGTGGACCTCCGGCGCGGTCTCGACCAAACCTGCAACATTTGCAGGTTTGCTCTGCTCCTCGGTCGGCTGTTGCTGGTCGCGGGCGGCCTTGCGGGCCTGGGCCTTGCTCGCCTCCTCGGCCGGGTCGTACACGCCGGTCCAGTCCTGATGCGGGGGCAGCGGGGTGTCGGGGCCGTCGACGAGCAGTTGCAGCCGGTTGGAGCCGCGGCCGCCGCTCGGGTGGCCGCGGCGCAGCACCCGCAGCAGCTGGCGGTTGACCAGCCGGGCGACCGCGTTGTAGACGGTCCGTTCGGATACCTCCAGGTCCTCGGCGATCTCCCGCACCGAGCAGTAGCGGGAGTGGTGGCCGGGATCGACCCGGCGGGCCAGCCAGTGCAGCAGGGCGTTCGGTGTGGCGCCACCGGCGCGTTGATGGCGGGCCCACCGCATGGCGGTGTCGCTCATGTGCCCTCCCCTCGTGGTGTTTCTGGCATGGCGAGCCCCTCTCTGGTGGCCGTCGATGATCAGCCGGCGTTAAGGTCGGCCGACATCGCCAGCGCGGTGCGGTGGTGGCCTGGCCGGAGGTACCGGGCCTGGGTGGTCCTCCGGCAGGCCGCTACTGCTGCGAGTTGGCACCGGGCAGCTCCGGTGTGGCGGTGGGGGCCGGGCCGCGCGGGGCGGGCCGCGGGCGGTCGTGGCTCTCACCGCGCGCCGTCCGGGTGTCATCGGCCGACCGCCGGGTCGATCGCGTCGGCCAGGTGGCGGGTCAGCTCCAGCAGGGCCTCGCCCAGCAGCCGCCGCGCGCCCGGGCCGAGGCCCGTGGTGAGGCGGGCGGCGACCTCGGTGGCGTCGGCCGCGGCGGCCGGCCCGCGCAGCACCGCGGCGATCCGTCGTCGTTCCGCGGTGCTGATGCGGCGTCGCTCGGCGGCCCGGATCACGCCGGCGTCGGTCAGGCAGCCGGCGGCGACGATGGCGTCCAGGGCCCGCTCGGCGCGGGTGCGCCACCGTTGGCAGTGCGGGCAGCCCGCGATGGTGCAGGTCTGCGCGTGCGGGCTCATCGCCGCGGTCACCGCGGCGACCAGCGACGGCGGGTACGGACGACGTCGGGCCACGGTGCCTCCTCTCCTCGGGGTGTGCGGGACTGGCGGCGCCACCGGCGGGTGGGTCGCGGACTGGTGTGAGGGCGTGCTCGACCGGCAGCGCGACCTGCGGGGTCGGGCCGGTCGGCGGCGGGCCGCGATGCGCGGCGGCGGGTCAGGCCACCGGCGGCTCCTGGTCGCCGGCGCGGACGGCGGTCAGGACGACCGTGTCGGCGCGGGCGTCGTCGTGGCGGTCCCGGGCGGCCATGCGGTGCCCGGTGGAGGTGCGGTACCGGTCGAGGAGGCCCTCGAAGGCGGGGTCGGTGTCGCTGGCGTCGCGCCAGAATGGCCGCTCGCCGACGGCGAGGCCTGCGCCGGGCAGGCGGCCGCTGACGTCTCCGACGTCGGCGGCGGCGATGACCCAGCTCGCCAGCCTCGGAGGTGCCGGCAGCACCGCGTGCGGCGCGGACCAGTCCCACCAGGACAGCGTCGCGTCCGGGTCGGCGTGCCCGTCGGGCTTGACGGAGACGAGGGACCAGCCGTGCCGCTCCGACCAGTGCAGGTACACGGCGGCAGCGTCGGGCAGGACCTGCGCCCACGGTTCGGGGTCGAGGGTGATGGTGATCCGGCGGCCTTCCTCGCGCAGCGCCGGGCTGCCGGCGAACGCGGCCGGCCAGGCGCTGTGCTCGAGCACGGGCACGCCGCGCAGGTCCAGGGCGACGGCGACGGCGTCGCCGTAGGCCTCGTGGGCCAGCCTCCGGTCGCCGGCGGCCGGATCGCCGGCGACCGGAGGCGGCTCCCGCCCCGCCGACCGCACCCCTCCGACGGTGGGCGGGGCGGGGGTGGGGCCGGCGGCCGCGCCCCCGGCAGGGGGTGTCGGGTCGGCCGTCGGGCCCGGGGCAACGTCTGTGTGGTCCCACCAGGGCGGTTCGGGTGTGCCGGCGCCGAGGTCGACGTGCGGCACGGGCACCATCGGCGGGGCGTAGGGCAGCCGCAGGTGCGGGTAGGCGCCCGCCCGGGCGGCGTTGGCGTAGTCGGCCACGGGCCGGGGCAGCGACACGTCAGTCTGGTCGCGGCGGCCGTCCGGGTGGTGTCGCCACACCCGCAGCCAGCCGTCGGCGAGCCACACGCCGGCGTCGGGGATCTCGCGGTGCAGCCACCGGCACAGCGGGTCCATGTCCGGGTTCCCCGGCCAGCCGCGCACCCCCGCCGCGGACAGGGTCTGCGCGACGTGGTGCCGGTCGGCGCCGAGGGAGGCGAGCATCGCTTCCACGGCCGCGGCGAGGGTCGGCTCGCGTGTCCCCCGCCCCCACGCGGCCGGGCTGCGGGCGCCGGCCGCCCAGGCAGCCAGCCGGTCGGGCACCCGGGACGCCGCGAGGTCGGTCGGCTCGACGATCTGCGCGTCGACGACGTCGTCGCGAGCGGCCGGCCCGGACGGCAGCGCGCGCAGCGCCCGCCGCCCCGGCGGTGGGCGCATCACGACCGCCGCCGGATGTGGGCGCGGGCCCGGGCGATCGCGAGGGCGACCTCGCTGGTGCCGAGCGCGTGCGGGGTCGGCCGGGCGTCGGCGTTGTCGACCAGGTCCCAGCAGGACGCCTGCCCGATCGGGCCGTTGCCGGTGCGGCGGCGGTGCAGCGACCACCGGCCGTCCCGGGTACGCAGGTGCAGGTTCGCCTCGATGATGTCGAACCGGATCGGCGCCTCGAACGCCTGCCGGTCTTCCAGGTCGACCGGCGCGCCGGCGGCGAACCGGTCGACGACGCTGCGACGCTTGCTGCCCATCAGCCGCGGGCTCCTCTCGTCTCGTACGGGGTGCGTTGCTGTGGCGGCCGCGGGTCCAGTCGGCGGCGGCCGCGCCACACGTCCAGGGCCAGGCCGGCGACCTCGTCCACGCCGACCTGGTCGACGTCGGCCACCACGAACGCCAGCCGGTGCCCGCCGGCGTGGAACTCCCAGCTGTGCACCGCGCCGAACGCCACCTCCAGGGGGGCGCTGCTGCCCTCGATGAGCCGCTGCCCGTGCCGGCCAGCCGGCGGCACCACCAGAGCGCCCGGGCGGCGCTGGGTGGGCACGGCGAGTCGCTGCAGCCGCATGTCCAGCGCGTCGAGCAGCCCGTCCCGCCAGCCGGGGTACAGCACGTCGGTGGGCAGCATGTCGCGCATGCGCAGCGCCACCGCGTCCAGGCACGAGTCGGCGTGGTCGACCCGGCCCAGCTGCTCCAGGGTCCACCCGTAGCGGCGGCCCACCTTGTACAGGCCCACCAGGCCCGCCGCCGCGGCGTCGAGGGCGGTGCGCCCGTACAGCCAGCCCCGGCGGCGCTGCGCCGCCGACGCGGTCCGGAACCCGGCGGCGAACCACAGGTCCACATCACGCGGCGGACCAGACGGCGGCGGGAAGTCGGTCACCGGAACCACCTCTTCCGTGGGCGGGCATGACGCGGGGCGTGGGAGTGCCGGCCCGGCCGGGCCGGCGGGCGGCGGGTGCGCCGGCGCAGCGCCAGCAGGCCCTGGGTCAGCCACACCGCCGCGAGGGCCATCACGAGGGCCTCACCCGGATCCCACCTGACATCCAGGTACGCCGACTCGGCATCCACGTACGCCACGACCACCAGCACCGTCACCGAGCCGGCCACCGCGGCGGCGCCGAGCGCGACGAGCACCGCGCGCAGCCGCCGGGCCAGCCCGGACAACCGATCCCACCGCTTCACCGCAGCCCTCCCCGTCGGTGCAGCCGGCGACTCCTGTGCGGCCGCGGCCGCCACGGCGACGGCGACCCGGGGCCGCGACCCCACCGGATACATGTGGACCCCGGCCGGCGGCGCCTCCACCATCGGCGGGCCGTCCTCGTCGCCGTCGGTGCGCGAGTGCAGCAACCCCAACGGGTCGTCATCGACCGGCAGCCGGGCGGGACGCCCGCCGGCGAGCACCGCCGCCAGGCCCGCCGCGGCGCGCCGCTGCCGCGGGATCACCACCGTCACGGCCGCCCCCGTTCCTTGGGCTGGACCGTGACCTGCACCCCGAGGGCCTTCGCGTGCTGCCGGGCGGCGGCGCGCAGCGCGGTGCGCGCCTTCGCCTTGCTGCGGCCGCAGTCGATGACCACCGGGGCGCCGCCGCCGTCGGGCCGGTGGACCACGCGCCATCCGCTCTCGCGGCTGTAGCGGGCCTCCACCAGCTGGTCCTCGAGCTCGGGACGGTAGACGGTGTCGAGGGTGGTGACCGCGAACATCGGCGCGTCACGCGCGTACTCGTACTCGACGACCCGGATCTCCGGGGTGCCCTGCCAGCGCACCGGCGGGGCGACCGCGTGCAGCTTGCGCCAGCGCGGGATCAACCAGGAGTAGTCCGGGCCGGTCTTGTCGGTCCACACCCGCACCGGCGCGTACTCGTTGGCCTGCTCGACGCGCTCGACGGTCTCCCACCGGTCCAGCGGCGATATGATCCGCCAGCCCTGGTCCAGCTTCTCCGCCTCGGGGCGGACGTCGTCGCAGCCCAGGCACTTCTTGTCGGCGCCGCAGCTCAGGCAGGTCGGCTCGGCCTTGTCGAGGACCTGCGCGGCCAGGCCCCGGCGGTGGCGCAGGATCCGCAGGACGGAGGAGATCGCGCCGGCCGCGTCCGGGTGGATCTCGGCGACCAGGGTGCGCAGCTCCGACATCGCTCGGTCGAAGTCGTAGTCGTCACCCGGCAGGTACGGCACCTTCTGGTTCGCCTCGTACCGCCGGTACCAGTCGGAGTCGGTCATCGCCGCGACTCCAGGACGGTGTAGACGGCGAAGGCCTCCCGCAGCCGCGCGACCGCCCGCAGCGGATCCACCTGGTCCGCGAGGAGCAGCTCCCGCACCATGTTGACCAGGTAGCGGGGCGGGTCCTCCGCCCCGTACACCGGCGGGAACAGCACCCGCACCGCACGCTCGCGGGCGTCGGCCATCTCCTGCTCGGTCAGCGGCCCGGACGGCACCGCCCGCAGTTCGGCGAGGTAGTGGCCCAGCGTCGACAGGTCGAAGCTGGCCAACGGCAGCACGTGGTCGTCGACCACCTTCAGGACCACCGACGTGGACCAGGGCGCCACGGCCTGGACCAGACGCAGCTTCTCGGCACCGGCGCCCACCTTGGCCGACTTGTGCTGGCCGTGGACGGCACCCGCGTACTGCTCCATCGTCGGAGTGGACTGTGCGGTGCACGCCTGCCGGTCACACCACACCGGGTGCGTCACCTCGGTGGCGGGGTCGGTGGGGGCGGTGCCCGGCGGGCCGGTCGTAGCGACCGGGGCAGAAACCGTCGCAGCTCGATCGCTACACGGCTCGTGGTCCCGGCCCGCCGGGACGTCATCAGGAGTGCCGGCGTCGCCGGCGCTGTCGGTGTGAACGTCGAACGTCACGACCTGCCTCCAGGAGAAGAGCGGGGGACGAAATGGGGGTGGCGCCGGGCCGCCGGGACACCTCCGCCGGCGGCCCGGGCCGGATCAGGCGGCGGGGGACCGGCGACGGACGTCGACCGGACCGCCGGAACGAGTAGGGGAGGTGCCGCCGCGGCGGCGACGGATGTCGACCGGCGGCATTGGCGCAGCGTCGGGGACGGTCTGCGGCCGGGGCGGCGGCGTGGCGAGGGGCCCGTTGAGGGCCGGCTGGTCGCCGGCGGCGAGGATCGCCCGCACGTGCTCGGTGGTGAACCGCACGAGGCGAGTGCCGGGCAGTCGGGTGAACGGGATCTCCCGGCGCTTCACCCGGACCCGCACCCACTCGTGGGACACCTTGAGCAGCGCGGCGAGGCCGTGCATGTCTAGGACGTCCTCGAACTCGCCGACGCCGGATTGAGCCATGTCAGGCCGCCGCGCGCTTCTTGATCTTCTCGGGCCTAACGCCCAACGCCAGAGCCAGCCGACGGAAGTTCGGCGGTGAGACGCGCGGGCGGTCGCCGCGCTCGATTTGGGCGAGGTAGCCGACCGACATGGGCACCTTCGGGGCGAATGACGAGATCGTTTCGCCGAGGTCCTTGCGAAGTTCGCGGATGGCCGCTCCGTCCACCTCGATGTTCGGGGACGGGTGGGCCGACCGGGTTGTCTGCCTCATGAGCTAGGACGGTACTAGTTTGAGCCAGACGAAGCAACGTCCACGCGACGCAAAGTTGGTCCGTCTGGGTCCGTTACGTGAGTGATCAGCTTGGCGTAGTGGATTGAGCTGCGTTGAGCTGGAATGATGCTCAACCATGTCGAGTGATGCGCGAGAACGCTTGGCCGAACTGATTCGGCGCCGAAGGCTCGCACTGGGCTTGAGCGAGCGCCAGGCAGCACAGCGGGCAGGGGTATCGCGCAACACATGGGCTGGTGTCGAGGACGGAACCAGGCGTACGGCTGATCACCGATTCGCTGGTATCGAGCGAGCGATGGCCTGGGCACCGGGCAGCATCGTGGCGATTCTTGCTGGCGGCGAGCCGACCGACGCGGACGCTGACGCCGAGGCGGATCTGGGGCAGCGCGAGGCTGTGACCGCCGCGCCGCCTGCTCCTCGGGACGAGGAGGTCGAGATCGTGCTGGCCGACGACAGCTTGGACAACGAGATGAAGATGGAGATCATCGAGTTGATCTACGAGCGGCGTCAACGGGACCGGGCGGCGTCCATGGAGGAGACCCGCCGCATGATCGACATGTTCCGACGTCGGTTGTCGGCCTGATCATGTGGGTCGAGAAGAACGGGCCCGTCTACCGGATCCGGGACCTGGTCCACGGCAAGAAGGTCACCATCGAGACCGGCTGGCCGAACAAGACCGCCGCGAAGGAACGGCTGATCGTCCTCAAGGCCGAGCAGCTGCGCGGTGACTGGGTGGACCCGCGGGCGGGGAAGCTGCTGCTGGGGGACTGGATCGCCACCTGGTGGCCGGTCTACAAGGCCAGCCTCAAGCCGAACACGGTGCAGTCGGAGGGCTCGCGGATCCGCACGCACATCCTGCCGCGGCTCGGGCACCTCGCCCTCGACGAGCTGGACACGCTGGTCCTGCAGACCTGGGTCGCCGCGATGCTCACCGGGGAGAAGGACCCGGACCGGCCGGACAAGTGGAAGCATCGGCCGATCGCCGTCAAGACCGTCCGCAACTGCCACGGCCTGCTCCACAAGATCCTCGCCGCGGCGGTGCAGCAGCGCCGACTCCGCGCGAACCCCTGCGACGGGGTGCAGCTACCCAAGCTGGTCCCGCGCGAGATGCGGTTCCTCACCGAACCCGAGGCCGGCCGCCTGGTCGCCGCCGTCCCGAAGCACTGGCGGCCCCTGGTGCTGCTGCTGATCATGACCGGTTTGCGGTGGGGCGAGGCGATCGGCCTGGCGGTGAAGAACCTCGACGTGCTCACCGGCCGGCTCACCGTCGTCCGCTCCATGTCCGAACTCGCCACCGGCGAACTGGTGTTCGGCACCCCGAAGACCCACCGCGGCCGCCGCACCGTCACCTTCCCCGCCAAGACCGTCGGCGCCGCCCTCGCCGGCCTGGTCGTCGACAAGCACCGCGACGACGTCGTCTTCACCGCCCCCAACGGCGGGCCGGTCCGCACCCGCAACTTCCGCCGCGGCTGGGTCAAGTGGACCGAGAAGGCCGGCCTGCCCGGCCTGCGCATCCACGACCTGCGCCACACCCAGGCCGCCTGGCTGATCTCCGCCAACAAGCCGCTGTCCGCGATCTCCCGTCGCCTCGGCCACGCCTCCATCGCCGTCACCGACGGCCTCTACGGCCACCTGCTGCCCGAGGTCGAAGAGGGCATCCTCGCCGTGCTCGAGGCCGCCCTCACCCACATCGACCCGGCCCTGCTCGACATCGACGACAGCGTCGACCTGGCCCTCACCGACGCCGCCGCCGGCGACGACACCGCGGACGCCGGCGACGAGGTGTACCTGACGGCGGACGAACTGGAGGCCGCCATCGAAGCCGAGCTCACCGATGACGAGTGA